GTAGATGGAATGTTGCTGTTGGTGCCGCCAGAAACCAAGGGGTGGCTGGCGCTGAACAAGGGTTGACCGTCACCACCGTTATAACCGGAAGTGAAGCCATTGTTCAGAACAGAAGCAGCCTTAACCTGCTTGGTGTATGCCATAGCACGAGCCAGAGCTTTGGTGTAACGAGCAGACAAGCTGTCGTACAAGTTGTCTTCGATGGCCTCTTCGGTCAGCGAGAAACCCAAAGCAATGGTTTCGTGGTTGTAACGAGCAGTCCATGCTTCTTGCGCATTGTCATAAGCGATGGCAGAGCCTTCGTTCTTGACAGGTGCAGCAGAGAAACCAGACAGTTTCGTCTCTTCTTCAAAGCTACGTTCCGAAGTTTCGGTTTCGTAGATCTCTTTGTGCTCTTCGCCGTATTTGGCGTACTCTAAACCGAACAATGCGTTCAGGCCAGGGAGCAACTCTTTCAGTAGTTGTGCGCGTGAAATAGCCATGGTTTATGCTCCTTATACGCCAGTTGAATTGTTGTACTGGTGCATAGTTGCATTTATCTTAACGATAAACTCAACAAATGCATCAGCGCCTGTTGCTGTCTCGCGCACCACATCAATAATGCGGATAGGCAGCGTATTGGTAGTAGTTTGAGTGCCTTCATCAATAGCCACTGCTGAATTACCAGTAGTAGATGAACCAGCGTTTTGAATCAAAGCAATGTTACTACCAATAGCAGCGATGCCCATCGCGGCCACGGTTGTGGTTGCGGAACAAGAGACTACTTGGAACAGCGTGTCAGGATCATCTGCAACGACTGCAAAAATCTGCGTGCCAGACTTGATAGACTGACTTGCTGGATAAAATTGCTGTTGCTGAACTTGACCAGTTGAACCATTGGTAAACTGAACACCCAAGAACACACCGCAAGGAGTGGCGGTTGTAGTGCCAGTGTCCTTTTCGATTGTTCCTGATGTGATGCGTTTAACCAAATCACCGTAGAAAATGCTGGTGGCATAACCACTCGCAATTTCCATCAAACGGGTTGCACCCGCAAATACCTGTCCACCAATTAGGTTTACAGGCTTTAGACCGTAAGGGGCCGAGACTGTAGGATAAGCCATTTTAAAGCTCCAAAAAGATTAAGTGCCTTTGCCAAAGCTTGTCGAAGATTTACCCTCTTTAAAGATAGGCATCCGCGAGTCACTCTGACGCATTAAATTGTTATCCACAGCCCGTGTTTGAGCATCTGTTTGCTTTTGGAAATGTGCATTTCTTTGAGCAACAAATTCTGTTGGGGTCTTGCAAAGTAACAATCCGCCGATTTCAACGTTGTCTTTGTATCGACTATTTGGATCGACTAGCAGTTTGAATTTGGGTTGCTCTTCAATACGAACAGGTTCCCAACCTTCACGGATTTTGGCCGAAAAGTTACGCGGGTCTGCTTGATTTAAGTTTGCAACACGAATCCATCGGTAATTGAAGCCAGCCTCTTTGTCAGGCTCAGGAAGTAATTCAGCTTGCATCCACTGCTGGGGGCGCTCGTAGAATTCTCGGGTATCAATTTCACGGGGTGTTCGGGTATTAGCCATTTTGGTTCTCCAGTTTTCTCATTTCAATTGCGTATTGTTCAGGTGTTATGTTCAACTTTTTTGCTAAGTTGATCTGGCTGGTCCTCAACCTCACTTTGTTTGAAGCTGTTGATCTCATCGCCGGTGCAACCACACTAGGTGATTTTCTTGCCTGAACCTCCGTCCTTGATTGTTCAACTGACTCCCCAAAAACTTCAGGGAAACGTTTCCGCATTGTTTTGTCCAATGCCGAATAGTACTCCGCAGAACCAACCTCCACTCCATTGTCTCTAAGTTCTTCGTGAAGACCAAGAGCAAATGCACTCATTCCTTTATTGGTGCCAAACCAAGGGTTGCGCTTTTGCCACGCTTTTGCCGTTGGATCTGGCTCAGGAATGTCCTGCACTTGAGCGGGTTGATACTGCTCAGATTCAGTTTGTACCTCATTTTGCTGCTCTTGTAAAGTAGGCATCTTGAAGTTCTTTGCCTGCATAAGCCGCATATTGGCCTCTTGCATAGCTTGCTGGGCATCCATTTGCTTGTCCACATCGCCTGATTCATAGGCTTCGCGGTAGGATTTTTTAGCCATTTCAAGCTGTAAAGACGCCGTATTTTGGATAGATTGGACGTATTCCTTCTCGCCGGCCTGCAAAACACCGCGGATTTTCTTGTTTTCATCCATCAAACGCCGGGCTAAAGTGACAGCTTCATGCTGTTCCCGTAGGGCAGACTCTTTTTCCCTGCGTTCATCGTGGTAAACCTTCCGCATTTGCAGAATTTTTGCCTTGACATCATCGTCATAAGACTCTAATTCGTCTTTTTCCAGCTTTTCAACAATCTCCTTGGGCATCGGCTTGCGATTTCTGTCCTCTGGAGGGGTATCGTCTTCAATTTCTATCTCTATATCAGTCGATTCTTCCTCATTCTTAGGTTGATTTTGATCAACCTCATCAGGGAATTTGTATTCGGTTTTGTCCATTTTGTGGGACTCCTATTAGTTAGCGCGTTTGATGCCGCGGGGATCTTCAACTACAGCTTCTACAGAATCATCGTTGATCATGCGGAACTCTCGTCCGTGAATAAGCAATCTGGTGCCCGCGTGTGGACGGACAATCACAAAATCACCTTGTTTACACCATGCGCCGCTTGGAAAACGGGTTGCATCTTTATAGCAATCGGGTCCAACCTCTACTACAAATAGAACTGTTGCCAATTTTTCTTCATAGTTGACTGTTTCCCCTGCTTTAATGATGCCGCTGTCGTACTCTTTGTCCACTTCTGGGATGGCACAAAGGATTCGATAGCCAGATGGCTTTGGTAGTTGAGTTGCTTTTTCTTCCGCTGTGGCCTCGTATTGATAAGAGCCAACAACTTCAGGGCGATTGGGGTTTGAGCCAATCAAAATTTCATTCATCCATTCTCTCCAAGGTTTGCTTCAGGTCTAATGTGTATCCCCTCGCGGTCAGCAGACCCTTAATCTCACCGCAAAGTCTCTTGTATTCCTCAAATGTTTCGGCTCTTCCTTCTGACAGAAAATCCTTCAGTTGAGAAACTTTATCGTCTGTTTGTTTGACGATTACATCAAGTGCATCCATTAATCACCTTTTTGTTTGGTTTGTGTGTATGCTGTTTTCAATCCATCAGCCATCAAATCTTTTTGATGTTTTTCACGGTCATATTTGTTTTTGGCCGCTTTTTCAACGGCGCTAATTCCCGTCTTGACCATTTCAATTTTGCGATCATTTTGCATCTGGGCCGCGGCTTTTAATGCGTCCATGTTGATGCGCTTATCATCAGTTGCTTTTTGCGTTTGTATCCGCATAGATTCAATCTGCTGCTGGCTCTGTTTGAGTTGAATGTCCGCCGCATCCTTAGCCGCCTTGCGTTGCTGCTCAGCTTGTTTAATTTGCAACTCTTGTTGTTGCATTTGGACAATAGGATCTTGAGCTTGCTGTTGAGCTTGTTGCTGTGCAGCCTGAGATTGGTTCTGAATCAACAAACGCTGAGCCGCTTGTGCCAGCATGGGAGCTAGTCGAGCTTCAACTTCTGGGTCCATATTTATATCTTCACCAGACGCATCAATTTGAGGCGGCAAGCTCATACCAAGTTGCAATTCAATTTGCTTCCTGTACTCAAATCCCAAATGCTCATTAATGTGGTTCATCATTGCGGCCTGCAACTGAGGCGCAATAGGATTTCCTTGTAGCAACTGCATGATCTTTGGATCTTGCATAGCCGACATATGAACCGTAATATGAGCTTGGTGATCTTGATACATAAATGCCTTAACGGGCTTCATCATCAAAATGTTTTGGTTCTCACTGACAGGATCTTCTGGCTTGCGATCATCATCCATTGGAATAAGTTTCTGAGCATTCTTAATGCCCATCACCTCCAACATCTGACGATGCAACAGTGGCATGTTGTACATCTGTGGCGCGCCTTGCGCCAACTGCAACACAGCTTGATACTGCACAATCTTTTGCGCCATCGTTGACGCATTAGGATCACTCACAGGAATAACGTCAACCTTGTCGTAATCAGACTTTTTGGCCGAGGGTGTTCCCTCTGCGGGCACATACTCATAGTCATCAGGCGTGTAATCACGAATGATGTCCTTGATCAAACCCAACTCTTCTTTCATGGCAAAGTGAATGCGCGCTTGAACGGCGGACATTACTTTAAGAGTCTGTTCCAATAGAGCTAATGTCGTGCCAACAGGTGCATTGGCAGACATATCGCTAACATTCATATCAGCCGTATTTGCAAACCGGCGACCATCTTCAATGATCTGTTGCAGCAACTGATACAACGTCTGACTTGGCTCCTTGTATGGCAAAGTCATCAAATTATCTTTGATGCTGCCACTTGGTACATCCACATCTCTAAATTCACCTGGAGCAATAGGTGTGTCATCACCTTTTACTCGTAGGCCGCGGGTTTTAAATCCGCCGGGTAAGTTAGATAGCGTGCCGGCATCAACCAACTGGCGCAACAATGAAGTACCAGATTTTGCAAAAGCTCCAATCAAATGGATCAAGCCAAAAGCATAGAACCCAAACCCAGGTATGTACGGGTAGTGAACAAAGTGCGTTCTCTTATGGCACTTCTTATCGTCCTGTCTCCAATTCCGGCGGATAGCTAAAACATTCCCGCTGCTCTTATCAATCGTTACGATATAAGGCAATGCCAATCCAGTTTCTTCGCCATCATCTTTATGCTCATAGCCCTTGATATCCAGGTCTACATTCATCTCAAGGATTTTGAATCGATCATCTGATGTAGCTCTAAAGCCCATTTTTTCAGCAATCTTTTTCTCAACCTCATCCAGCGCAGTCTCTGGCGTGCCTAGATCAATATCCCTCCAGAATCCTGCCACTTGAAGCCGCTTAACTTCGTTCTCTGTCTTACGCATAACGTGCGTAATGCGCGGTGAAGACTGCAAATTACTCGCACCATAAGGCACAACCAAATCTTCTGCTGGCACAAATATAGAAGCTTCCCGCTCAAGATACGGGTCATAGTAGATCTTCTTAAAAGCATTACCAGATAACCCCAAGCCCCACAACATACGCTCATGCTCAGGCCGGTACTCTTTATTTTTTACCGTCAGCCGGTAATTCATATCTGCTGCCACGCGCATCGACGCATCTTTAGTCTCTGGCGTTTCCTTACCAATGATTTGCGTCTTTACCGGGCCAGCCGCTGGAAACGTGGACATGATGGCATCCGACTGAAAACGTACCAGCGCCTCAGATAAGAGCGGGTGATACACACCACAAGCTCCCTCCCACGGCTCACTGCGTTCCTCAATCTTTAATCCCAATAATTCCAAACCATCTACGTAAGTCTGTAGCCAGTCCTTACGCGAGGACACATCCTCTTCAAACTCACCCAACAACTCACTAGACAACTCTTGCAAATAGTCTTCGTC